CCTGCGCCTTTTGAAGCAATTCCTTGTCAGCAATGGCTATCAGTACGAATGATTATTTTAAGGAGGATATTACCATGAACGAAATGCAGACCTACAACAGCACCGAAGTTGTGAGCGCCAAGAGCGTGAACGCCGAAATGATGATCTCCCGTCAGGCGCAGGAGGTACAGGCGGCAATGGTCGTCGCCAAGCGTTTTCCCCGTGACGAGATCGAAGCGAACAACCGCATTCTCAACGCCTGCAAGCGCAAGAGCCTTGCCGAGCGCGCGATCTATGAATACCCGCGCGGCGGCGAGAACGTGACCGGCCCCTCGATCCGTCTCGCCGAGGTCATGGCGCAGAACTGGGGCAACCTCGACTTCGGCATTACCGAGCTGGAGCAGAAGAACGGCGAGAGTACCGTCATGGCCTACTGCTGGGATTTGGAGACCAACACCCGCCAGACGAAGATCTTCACCGTGCCGCATATCCGCTACACCAAGAAAGGCAGCGTTGCCCTCACCGACCCGCGCGACATCTATGAAATGGTCGCCAATCAGGGCGCGCGCCGTATGCGCGCGTGCATTCTTGGCATTATCCCCGGCGACGTGGTAGACGCCGCTCTTGCGGCGTGTACCAAGACGATGATGGGAAAGAGCGATGAACCCATGATCGACCGCGTACGCAAGATGGGACAGGCGTTCAAGGATGACTTCGGCGTACCGATGGAGTGCCTTGAAAAGTACATCGGCTGCAAGGCCGAAGCGTTCACGGCGCAGAGCATCGTGCGCCTGCGTAATGTGTATACCTCACTGAAAGAGGGACGCGCGAGCCGCGAGCAGTATTTTGATCTCCCGACCGTCGAAGTGGACGAGACCACAGGCGAGGTCAAGGACGAGCTGCCCGCTCCCGCTGACGCCCTCGGTACGCTGGACGACGGAAAGAGCGGCACCACCAAGCAGGTGAGCATGAATGATCTGTAAGGTCAAGGTCATTTCGACCGGCTCCAAGGGGAACGCCGTACTGCTGAATGATGAAATACTCATTGACTGCGGCGTTCCATTTCGGGAACTCGAACCATACTGCAAGGGATTGAGGCTCGTCCTGCTGACGCATGTTCACGGCGACCACTTCAACCCCGAGACCATCAAGCGCCTGCACTTCCTGCGCCCTGCGCTGCGCTGGTGCGTCCCTCCGTGGCTCATGGAACCGATGGGACGCATCGGCGTGGACCGCCGCGTGACCGACGAGGGCATGGCAGGCCATGTGCTGTTCTACTCCTGTTCCCTTCTCTACCCCGTCTGTGTGTCCTACAATTCCATTCCTCACGATGTCCCGAATTGTGCGTGGCATATCGAATTTGCAAACGGCGAGCGCGTGTTCTATGCGACGGACTGCGCCTCGCTGGACGGCATTGTGGCGCAGGCCTATGACCTTTATCTGATCGAAGCCAACTACGGCGAAGAGGAGATACAGGAGCGCATGAAGCGCAAGCTGGAAGCGGGAGAATTCAGCTATGAGAGCCGCGCAATGGAGAGCCATCTATCCCGCGAGCAGGCGCACGCATGGATCGCCCAAAACGCCGCCATCGGCAAGAGCCACGTGCTCTATCTGCACCAACACCAAAGCGAGGAGGAATTGAAATGAGCATGAATCGAATCTGCCTGATGGGACGCATCGGGCGTGACTTGGAGCTGAAAAAGACGAACAGCGGCGTATCCGTTGTGTCGTTCCCTCTTGCCGTTGATCGCAACGGCAAGGAGGGCGGCACAGACTGGATCGACGTTGTGGCGTGGCGCGGAACGGCAGAAGTGCTCTGCAACTACGCCGATAAGGGTCGCATGATCGGCGTCGAGGGTCGCTTGCAGATGCGCGACTGGACGGACAAGAACGGCAACAAACGCAGGAGCTACGAGGTGCAGGCTGACAGCGTGTATTTCGCAGATAACAGGCGCTCGGAGGGTAACAACACCGCCGCACCGCAATACGCCGCAGAGAGCGCCGCATGCGGCTTTGCAGAGGTCAGCGAGGACGACGGCGAGCTGCCGTTTTAAGGGAGTAGTCTATGGCAAAGAGCGGGATCGATTACTTTCCGCTTGATGTCACATTGAACGCAAAGTTTGAACTGATAGAAGCAGAATTTGGCTTGACAGGATTTGGTGTAGTCGTTCACTTGCTGCAAGAGATTTACGGCAAGGCGGGTTACTACATTGAATGGACAGAGGAGGTTGCGCTTTTGTTCGCCCGCAAGGTCGGGTTGGGTGGGAGCGTCGTTTCCGAAATAATAGAGGCTTCTATCAGACGAGGGATGTTCGACAAAGAGAAGTATGACAAGTACCACGTATTGACCTCTAAAGGCATACAGGAAAGGTACTTCGAGGCAGTCAGCCGCCGCAAAACTCTTGAAGTCGATTACAACATCCTTCTGGTTGATGTTGCCCAAATTTTGCCCAATGTTTACATTTCTGCGAAAAATGTAAACATTTTTTCAAAAAATGCTGACATCGAACGACAAAGTAAAGTAGAGAAAAGTAGAGTAGAGAAGAGTAAAGAAGAGTACATATTATGCGCTGAGCCGCAAGCGGCTGACGCGCCGCCGGTGATTTCTTTGCCGCTGAATGACGGGACTTTTTTCGACGTGTCGGAGAACGACAGGGCCAAATGGTCGCAGCTCTATCCGAACGTTGACGTTCTGCAACAGCTCAGAAACATGGCAGGGTGGTGCGATGCAAACCATACCAAGCGGAAGACACGCGGAGGGATTAAGCGTTTCATCACCGCTTGGCTTGCCAGAGAGCAGGACAAGGGCGGCAAAGCGCCGCAGAATAGGCCGTTTGTCGGCGGCGATGTATTCGCCGAGATGCTTGAGGAGGAAAAAAACCGTGGAAAGAGCTGACGTAATTAGCATTTTAAGGCGATTAAAACAGGCTTATCCGCAGGCTTACGCCAAGATGACCAGGGCAGGAGCCGAAGAGCTGGTTTCCCTCTGGTCGGACATGCTGGACGGGGAAGACCCCACCGAAGCGATGGGAGCGGTGAATGCGCTGATTGCCGAGGATACGAGGGGATTCCCTCCGAAGGTCGGCCAAGTGCTTGCAAAAATCAGGGGCACAGCTTCCCCGCGAGTCTCGGTGGCGTGGATGAAGCCATACATCGAGAGGATAGCCGAACAGGAGGTATTCATGCCGAGCGTATCGCGTTATGCGAGAGAACACGGGCTGACGTGGGAAGCGGCGGATGCCGAAATGGCAGGCGGTGCGCCGTGAGCGGGTATCGCGGGGGCATTTTCAAGTGCCCGTTTTACTCGCGGGACTACCGCGACTATCTCAACTGCGAGGGTGCGCAAGTCAAGCTACCGAAAGAAGAGCTGGACGAATACACGCGGCGCTACTGCGCCAACGAAGAATGGCGGCGCTGCCCGATCGCTCGGGCGCTGACGCTGCACTACGAAAGGACGGAGAACCGATGAGCGAAAGAAACAGAGACAAGGTAAAACGGCTTGAGCACGAGCTTGGCAGATACAAGAAAAAACAATACAAATGCAAGGTGATGGTGAAAGCACCGGTAAAGGCGATTAATATGAAAGAGAACAATGCTGTATTTACTAAGACCGTCTATCAAAAGCTCAGTAAAATTCAGAGACTTGTGGTGAAACAAGAGGTCATTTCGCCAAAGGGAATTTATGAAATTTATCAGTTGTTAGCGGCAATGGATATTCAGGAAATTACAAATAGCAGCAGTGAGAAGTTTGTTGGTGGAATTTCACTTGAATTGCAATTTAATGATGGAACAAAATTAGGGTTTACCATTGGAAAAAATCTTGTAATTGATGGAAAACAATATAAGATTGCGGAAGATGTTTCGGAAAAAGTTGGGCAGTTGCTGAAGCAGTATAAAAGTTAAGTGTAAAGGAGAAACTAGATGGGGAAAAGTGTAGAAGTACAGGGCACTGAAGTATCAATATTGACACGTGATAATAAAGATTATATATCCTTGACAGATATGGTAAAGGCCAAGGATGGGAATTTTTTTATTTCTGATTGGTTAAGAAATCGTAATACAGTAGAATTTTTGGGAATTTGGGAACAAATACATAATCCATGCTTTAATTATGGCGAATTTGCCATAATTAGAAGTAATGCTGGTTTAAATAGTTATAAAATCAGCGTGAAAGAATGGACGGAGAAAACAAATGCTATTGGAATATTTGCAAAAGCAGGAAGATATGGTGGTACTTATGCGTATAAAGACATTGCATTTGAATTTGGTATGTGGATAAGTCCAGAATTTAAAATTTATTTAATAAAAGAATTTGAGA